TCCTGGCTTCCCAGTTTAGAAAGTACTTGACTGACTCTTCTATCAACTGACTTAGTTAAAGTCAATATAGTTGAGATGTCCAAGGTTGAACTTGTTGCCGCTATCGGGGCCCCCTTTGGGGTTGTGATTGGTGTCTTCATTTTGATTTCCTTGGTTTTTAATTAGTCGTGATTTTACTAAAGTGAGTTCTTCACTAGGTATTTTCCCGACGATGTCTTGAAGATAATCAGCAACTGCTGAAATATCCTTCAGACCAAATTCTGCTAGCTTCTTAGAGAAGTCTACAGGCAAACCAGACTTTATCATTAGAGAATCTAATGATGAATTACTGGTAACAGGTGTTTTGTATTGTGACACAGAGTTATTACACCCTCTGCTAAAATACTCATAAAGTACTGATGAATCCAAAAGAGGAATCAGATCAGCATTTGGTTTTATATCCAAATGCTCAGTGGCCAGGTGAATTAAGCCTGACCATTCAGACACTTTTACTGAACTAAGTTCGACACCACCAATTAATTGGAGATATGATATAAGTTCTGTATGACTCATTCTTAAATCAATAAGATTATAGAAGGAGCTTATCCAATTCAAAGTATTATATGTTTCGGAAGATGGGGTTGGCTCGTAAACCTCTTTAAAGAAATTTTTGAGCCTTTTAACCAAAATCTTTTCACCGTTTACACCCTTCACCCTCTTATTTTGAGAGTGTTCGGATAAACCGATGTCGAAACCTATACCACCAAAATCTGGTGGTAGTATCGCTTTCAAAGCTGCATTGAACTGCTCCCTGGGGAGCGCGTTCCATCCATTTATACCATAGAAATCGATCAACTTAATAAGTTGATCGGTATTCTTAATATCTTTGACCTTACTAGACGGTATAATTCCGTCAGAAGTTATAAGCTTACCTGCATATTCTGCCAGTGTAGGAGAAATAATGGATTTATCCATATTTATATCCACACCTAACAGATCCATAGCACTCTCATAATCAGATGCGAGCTTGTCATCATAGATGACAACATCGTCCCCAATAATTGAGAACTTCTCTACTTGATGGTTAAAGGATAAACTCCGTAAAACCATGAAATGAGTAAGTGTTGCTAGGAAAAAGCTTGGACCCAACCCTTGTGGCTGGCCCTCCACCCAATGCACCAATTCATCATGCTCACTTGAATGATACCCAGATTTACTGGCTAACCTCATAGTGTCAATATCGAATTGATTTATATAACCAATAGATTTTAAGGACTGAAGAATTCGATCCTGAATCTCATATGGTAGTCTATCTGTGAATGATGAACAATCATAACAGTATACACTCTGCTTGTTTTCTGCCAATAAACTTTTATTAGCATCCAACCAAGTCTTGACAAGATTCCTTCCAGAATCCTGGTCAAATACCGCGATCTGGTTAAATTGAGATATCAATTTACTCAATTTATCCTTTAGCGGTTCACTAAGAGCTTGCACCACCAATAAAGGTGATGCTACAGCTCTAAGTTTGCAGCCCCCTTCCTGGATGTATCCTATACTTCCAATTGGGAACTCAACTGGCCTTTCAAGCCAAAAAGGGTAAGAAACCGGAAACAAAGCCGATTTAGTATCCCCCAGAATTGTGTCACGTACTTGTTCAGGGTACGTGTTCCAATGTTTATTCCATCTCTGATCAACCTCTAAGAGGGTGAGCGATTTGGTTGCAATATTCTTTCGAGATTCACTCTTTATTGAAATACTGCTGAGCCCATCGGGCTCTGAATACTCTTCCAGAATTAAAACTGGAGAAGTTTTCGTACTCTGTGGAAAGTAGACCAAGGGTCTACTTTTTCCTGAGAACCTAGACTTATCTTTACAGATAACCTTGGTACAAGAAGCAACAACGTCCAAAAGTCTTTTGTACGCCTGATCTTCCTTTCGTGGGTTTTCCCCACCTAATACTGCAAGATTGAATTTATCAATCTGCTTCTTAGTTACTCTACTTTCATAAATGACAGTATAGCAATTAACGAATGACAATGCCCTTTCTATTTCTAGATTTGATTTTGCATTCATTATGCTGTGAACAACGCTATCTTTAAAGATAACCTTGCCACTCCTATTTTTAACCGTTGCCCAACCCTGTGGAATTCTATATTCCCCTGTTTGAACAGACAGTCTCAATGACTTCTTCAGATCTTTTAATCTGTCGGTAGTCCATTGTTTTCCTGATTGAGTTATCCATTTATCAAT